GTAGAGTTATTAACATTTGTGTATATCAAATATTTTATTTATCTTGGTCTAAATTTAAAATTAATATTATGAAAACACAAATAAAAAAAGAAAGTACTAGCGTTAATTGCATTTACCGAAGAGATATGATTTTTTATCTTAAGTTAATTTTGAGTGAATCAGAAAAAGCAAAAGACAAAAACAAATATTTGGGTGAACTTAACGATGTTATTAATACAAGTAAATATATGTTAGATATAATTTATAATGAAAGAAATAAGGATAGAGTATTGACTTATAGCGAATGTGATTTATTAGAGCATTATGTTGATAATCTTCAAGTAAGCATTGAAAGAAGATTTGATTTGAAATACTTTAAATCTAATGGTGGTCGTAACAATAAGTTGATTACAACATATGATAGTCAAATAAAATGCCACATTAGTTGGGTTCAAAAAATTTTAATTCCAAAATTAGCTTTTGATTTATAAAACAATAATTGTTTATTATTAATTCTACAGCCACCTTCTTAGGTGGTTTTTTTTTGTAAAAACTTTTACAAATACGTTATACTATTATGAAGATTATAGAACTTGTACTTGATGATAATGAAATATCAGGAATAGAAGCTATATCAATTGTAGAGAATCCTGCAATAGAAGAAGATTTTGTAGCACTTAAGTCAGAAGAAATACAACTTGCACAAGTAGATAAACAAATACTTATAGGTGCTTTACTTGTACCAAACAAACCAATATACAGAAAAAGGGGTGAAGAAGAATACTACATATACTTCTCTAAAGAAACAGTAAGAAAAGCATCTGAGATGTATCTTATAAGTGGTAACCAAAACAACAGCACACTTGAACATCATCACAAACTACAAGGACTTTCTTTAGTAGAGAGTTGGATTGTAGAAGATGAACTAAATGATAAATCTCGTAAATACAATCTTGATGTACCTGTAGGTACTTGGATGGGAGTAGTTAAAGTAAACAACAAAGAAGTTTGGGATGATTATGTAAAGACAGGCAAAGTAAAAGGTTTTAGTATAGAAGGTTACTTTGTAGATAAGATGGAAAGACCACAAGAATCTCTAAACGACTTTGAAGAAGAAGAAGCAGAAGAACTACTATCTATGATTAAAAGAATTGTAAGACAAGATGGTAGAACCAAAGATGGTAAAGTCATAGAGCTAGAAAGCTATAGTGATTATCCAGATGCAGTAAAGAACAATGCACAAAAAGGTATAGACCTTAACAAAAAAGTAAACAACAAATGTGCTACAGAAGTAGGTAAGATACGAGCACAACAACTTGCACAAGGAAAACCAATAAGTGAAAACACAATTAAACGTATGTATTCTTTTTTATCAAGAGCTGAAGAATACTATGATGAAAGCGACACAGAAGCGTGTGGTACAATATCTTATTTACTTTGGGGTGGTAAAGCAGGTAAAAGATATGCAGAAGCAAAGCTAAAAGAACTTGGACAATTAGAACTTGCAGATGTAAAAGTTAATGAAGATTATGCTATTATTATGGATAGACTAGCATACTCTACCAAAGAAATGGCACTAAAGATTGCAAAAGATTTAGGTTGTGAAGGTTTCCACGAACACGAATTTGAAGGACAAACTTGGTATATGCCTTGTGAGTTCCATAGTAAAGATTTATCCTACCATAAATGTCCAAAAGGTTATAAAAAGAAAAATGGTAAATGTGTTAAAATGGCAGAAGTAGGAGAAAGGGGTGGAATTAAGAAATCTCCCAAAGCACCTAAATCAGGAACACCTAACCCATCTCCAAAGGGTAAAGGAACAGCTAAGGGAGATGCTTCCACTTCAAGGGGTGCTAAAGTATCAAAACAAGATGAAGCTACCTTAAAAAAGAAATCTGATGATTTTAACGAAAGATACAAAGATAAGTTAGGATATGGTGTAAACGTAGGCACACTAAAAGCTGTATTTCAAAGAGGACTTGGTGCATTCAATGTATCACATTCTCCAAGAGTTAGTAGTCCAAGTCAATGGGCATTTGCAAGAGTAAATGCATATTTATATTTAGTAAAAAACGGCAGACCACAAAACAAAAAATATACAGGTGATAATGACTTATTACCTAAAGGACATCCAAAAAGCGACAAATGAAACATAGATACAAAACACCAAGCAGGTCTAGTCCTAAGGGTGGGCGTAGGGGATGCTTATGCAAAGACAAACATACATATAGCATAAAGTGTTGTGATGGTAGTTTGTGGGCACAAGGAATAGGGAGTATTACAAAAACTTCCTAATGAAAATGTAAAATAAATTAATAAGTAAGTTATAGTTATATGAAAGCGAGTCAAATGTTATCTAAAATTAAATCTCTTTTAGGTGAAGAAGTGAAACTAGCAGAAGTCAAATTAGAGAACGGAACAATCTTAGAAGCAGAGTCTTTTGAGAAAGGTAACGAAGTGTTTATAAAAACAGAAGATGAAAGAGTAGCACTACCTGTAGGAGAGTATTTAATGGAAGATGGTAAAACTTTAACAATAATAGAAGAAGGAATAATTGATGAAATTATGGTAAAAGAACAAGAAGAAGTAGAAGCAGTACAAGCTGCTGAACACGAAGAAGAAAAAAAGGAAAAACTTGAGTATGTTACAAAAGATGAACTCAAGAAAGAAATGGACAATTTAGCTGTAGAGCTAAAGGAACACATCAAGGAATTGATGGACCACAAAAAAGAAGAGAAAATGTCTGAAGAAGTAAAAGAAGAATTATCTGCTGCTGTAGAACCAATAGCACATAATCCTGAAGAAGTTTCTAAAAAGAAAATTAATCTTCTTTCTCAAAATAAAACATTAACTACACAAGATATTGTGTTCAATAAACTATTTAATAAATAATGGCAACAACAACAACATTTTCTAATGATGTAATTCGTATCTTAGATGAATACGAAACACTTACAGCAGATGTAACTTTAACAGGAGCTGATAGTGGTAAAACATTTTTAATATCTGGTACAGGATACACAGTTACACTTCCTGCACCTTCAGCAGGTTTGAAATTCAAATTTGTAGTATCAGCAGCTTTTTCAACAGACACAGTAGTACAAACTCCATCAGACAATAGAGATATTCTAAATGGTGGTGTAATTGTAAATGGTGCGATTGTAGAAGCAGATGCTGTTGACAAAGTAACATTTGAAGATGGTGCAGAAAGCATCGGTGATTTCGTAGAAGTTTCAAGTGATGGTACAAACTATTTCTTGTTTGGAAACGGAAACGCTTCTGGTGCATTAACTGTAGGAGAAATATAATAAATAATAAAATAAAGAAATGAGTACAACAACTTCAATAACAACAACTTACTCTGGTGAATTTGCAGGGCAATATATTTCAGCTGCACTTACTTCAGGTAAAACACTAAATGATGGTGCGATTACAATCAAACCTAATGTTAAATTTAAAGAAGTATTAAAAACACTTAGCACAGATGATGTAGTCAAAGATGCTACTTGTGATTTTGACCCTACTTCAACTCTTACTCTAGGAGAATCAATCTTAGAACCAAAAGAGTTACAAGTCAACTTACAACTATGTAAAGCTGATTTTCGTTCAGATTGGGAAGCTATCCAAATGGGATACTCTGCTTATGACAAACTACCAGACAACCTAGCTGATTATATTTTAGGTTATGTTGCAGGTAAGATTGCAGAAACTGTAGAGAACAACATTTGGAGTGGTGATGATTCTGCTGCTTCTGGTAACAACTTGTTTGAAGGTTTTGAGCAAAGACTAAGTTCTTCTGCACTATCTGGTGTAGGTAGCTCAACTATCTCTTCTAGCAACGTAGTTACTTTCTTAGGAAAAGTAGTAGATAACATTCCTTCTGCTGTATATGGTAAAGATGATGTAACTATTTACATTCCTAACAATGTATATCAATCATATGTTAGAGCATTGGGTGGTTTCTCTTCTTCTGTATCAAGTGGAGCTTTCTCTGCACCTACTGATGGTGTGGACAGTCAAAGTTCACTTTGGTTTAACTTCCAAAGAAACTTGACTTTTGAAGGACTTAAAATACAGAGATGTCCTGGGATGTCAAGCAACAGAGCAATCGTTGCACAAAATTCTAACTTATTCTTTGGTACTGGTTTATTATCAGACCACAACGAAGTTAAGTTATTAGATATGGCAGACTTAGATGGAAGTCAAAATGTAAGAGTAATTGCTAGATTCACAGCAGGTACACAAGTTGGTATCTCTGCTGATGCAAATTATTAACCAAAGGGGTGGGTAAGCCGAGTGCCTACTCACCCTTTTTTATTTTAAAAATATGAGTTGTGCAATAACAAAAGGAAGAAATCTTGGATGTAAACCAGCGTATGCAGGAATAAAGAATGTTTACATTTTAGATTATAGTGCAGTTATAGAAGCTCTTGGAGATACTAATGGTACAATTACTTTACCTACTGATAACTCTGCTGAGTTTTTTAAATTTGAACTAAAAGGTGGTAACTCATCTATGGAAACAGTTATCAATTCTTCAAGAGAGAATGGAACTACGTTCTATGAAACTACTTTAAATCTCACATTCCAAATCTTAGATGCAGCTACACAAGAAGAGATAAAACTTCTCTCAAGGGGTAGAGCACATTATGTAGTAGAAATGTACCCAGATGGTGCAGGTAATACTAAGAGAATGTTGGTAGGTAGAGATAATGGTGGTGAAGTAACTGGTGGTACTATAGTTTCAGGGAGTGCAGCAGGAGATTTACAAGGATTTACTTTGACAGTAACAGCTAGTGAAGTATTTCCCCCATTCTTCTGTACAGAGCCAGATGTAGCTTCAGCGACACCTATTAGTCCTGCTTAATAAAATATTTGTACATTTGTAGTGTATGAATTTTTTCATAGGTTAGTTTTAAATTTGGAAGGGGTATTTTTGCCCCTTCTTTTTTTTACAAAAAACCATTTGTTTAATTTTTCGTATCTTTGTATATAAACTTAAAACTAACATTATGAGATTTACAAAAACAGAATTAGAAGATGATTTAGCATTTATAGCAGACATCACACAAGAAAGATTACCTGAACCTTTTTATCAAAACTTAGAAAATAAAGTAACGAGCTTTTCAAAATATGGCAACGAAGTATTGAAAATTATTTATGAAGAACTTGCTGATTGGTTTGAAATGTGGATATGGAGAGTTGAAGGTGATAAGGAAGGTGATAGAGCTTTCACTTTAGGCGTAAACCAAACTTGGAGAACTTTAAGAAAGATATACTTTTACTTAGACAGTAATGTTGGTGGTTACGATGATTATATGGAATTTAGATTTTACAGGTCAAAAAATTATGTCAAAGACGTGCCAAATGAATATCAACTTTGGCGTTAAAAGTATTTATTTATCAACAAGAAACACCACCTACTAAGGTGGTTTTTTTTTATAGTAAATTTTGTTTTTTTTACGTTATACTTATATGAAGATTATTAATGTAAATCAAACACAAACATTAAAGTTCATTCCAAGAATAGATTATCCT